GACGTCGACCTCCAAGTCGGCGCCCCGAAAGGCCGGTGGGTGGTGAGCGAGCCATGGATCGACTAGCCGCCACCTCTACCGAGTTCGTTCACGTCAACGTCGGTTCATGGATCAACGGGACAGCGATCACCCTCGCCGACCCGCCCGAGTTCGCGTTCCTGCTCACCACGAACAACCCCCTCGCCGAAGACTGGCTGACCGGCGAATGGTCCGGGAACTGGGCACGCATCCTCGTCGGCCCCGCCGGCGGAGCAGTCACCCTCGCGGAGGGTCGCTATCACGTGTGGTTGACCTTCACCGCAGGCCTCGAAGCCCCTGTCCGGCTTACCGGCCAGCTCGACATCTACTAGGAGGCCGACGTGCCCCGTACCGCCATCACCCCAACCCAGGCCTCGCGAGCGGGCACCGTGCTCCCGGCCGCAACCGCAGGCGACGCCGTCAACGGGCACCAGGTCGCCAACGACGGACGCATCGCCCTCATCGTGAAGAACACCGGAGCGAGCAGCAGGGACATCACCTTCCTCACCACCCGCTCCGTCGATGGACTCACCGCGCCCACGCGCGTGGAGAGCGTGCCCGCGGGCGAAACGCAGGTCTTCGGGCCCTTTGACGCAAACGACTACGGGACGACACTGGCCTTCGACGTCGCGCATGCCGAGCTGACGATCAACGTCGTGCGAATCTGATGACCCAGGGCGCGGACATCGAGATCATCGAAAGCTCGAACAGCGAAGCGGGCTTCCTCGTGCCGAACCGAGTGCGGATCAACGGCACCGAAGTAGCAATCCCCGGCGGCGCCAGCATCCAAGTCAGCGAGATCAACGAGTCGTCGATCATCAGCGTGACGCTGACCCTTTTCGTGAAGTCCCTCACCATCAAGCAGGAACGGCCAAAGGGTCAGTCCTGAAAAGACCCATCGTTCCTTCGGGCATGTCCCCCGAGCAGGTGCTTGCACTGGGGGCAGTGCCGCATGGTGCCGTGCTTGACCGCATAGCTGATGCCGATGGTGCACAGATGCAGGAACCCCACGGCGATGCTCTGCCCCATGCTGGCCATACCTACCTGCGTACAGCTCTTGCAGTCACGACACCCTGAACCCATTGCGTACCCCCACATCCATGACGTGCGCCCATGCGCACAGTGCGGACACGCTAGGGCAAGGCAGGTGATCGTCATGCCACATCGGCTCAAGCCGCCCTGCTCGCGTCCAGGTTGTGACCAGACCAAGCCATGCACGGCACATGGACGTGACAGTCGAGCACGAGGCACAGCAGCACAGCGCGGCTACGGCTCACGGCATGCGGAACACTTCCGTCGCGCCGTACTAGATGCTCAGCCTGTGTGCGTGATGTGCCGACAGCAGCCGGCCACCGAAGCCGATCACTGGCCGAGGTCGAGGCGGCAACTGGAGGCTCAAGGGCTCGATGCCGACGATCCGCAGTTCGGCCGCGGGCTCTGCAAGCCGTGTCACAGCAGCTCGACGGCGCGCGCGCAGCCCGGAGGGTGGAACGCGGAGCGGCCGGCACCGCAGGGGTCGCCGGCGGCGGAGGTACCGCCGTTCTGAGATCGATTTTGGTGATCAATTCGAGATCGAAAAAATCTTGATCAAATTTCTCACGGGCGCGCGCGTGCGCGGGGGTGGGGGCGCACCCCCGCGGGCGCGCGTAGGAGACCGCCGGGGAGGGAAAATCCTGGCGCCGCACTCCGGAGCCTTCTGATCAGGGCCCCAGGAGGTCACCTATGCGCCTGACGCTCACAGATGGTCACCGCAAGGTGAAGATCGTTCTAGCTGGCGCCTCGGCCGAAATCCTCGAAGCCGCCGAACAGTCCGCACTGCGGTTGCTCGCCGCCGTCCCGCCGTCGACTACTGAGCCCGAGCCCGCGCAGGAGGCGTTCGGCTTCTCGCTGTCCGCCGACACCGAGCGGGCCGTGCCCGACGAGTCGACAGAGCTGGAGCAGGAGGAAGGCGAGAACCATGGCCGTACCTGGGCGCAAGCCGAAGCCGGCCCTGCAGGTCGTCCGCGAGGGCAACCCGGGCAAGCGGCCGGTCCGCGAGGGCGTCAAGCTCCCGCCGACTGATCTCGTTGCCCCCGACTGGGACGAGTTCTTTCCGCAGGTCAAGGTGCAGCCGAAGCCTCGGGCGCCGCGAGGTGCGGATGACGAGGAGCTCAAGGAGTACCGGGCTGAGGTCGCGGCCTGGCAGCGGACGAAGGTCGCGGCCGACGCGGCCGACCGGGGCCGGGCCATCGCTGCGCGCGAGTGGGACCGGGTCGTGCCGGTCCTTACGCTTATGGCCGGTCTGCACTCGGTGGACTGGTCGACGACCGTGGACTACTGCGTGTGCGTGGCCCGACTGCACTGCTGCGAGTACCAGCTCTCAGTCGAGGGGCTGATCACGATGGGTCAGCGGGGCCCGTGCCGTAACCCGTTGACGACAGTGGCGACCCAGTACCGGACCCAGTTGAAGGCGTACATCGGCGAGCTCGGGCTCTCGCCCAGTTCTCGCGGCCGGCTGACGCCGCCGGAGGGCGGCGACGATGGCGACGAAGACGACCCGTTCGACTAGGCAGCTATCCAAGCAGGACGTGAAGGACGGCCTCCCGGTGCCGCGGCTGGCCCTGCTGGAGCTTGGCCTGTCCGAGGAGGACATCGCCGAGGCACTGGCACGGCGCCCGCTGGTGGTGGCGAACCAGCTGTACGAGCAGCCCGGTGCCTACTACGACGTCGAGGCCGCCCGGCGTGCAGTCAAGGCCATCGAGTCGTTCAAGCACACCAAGGGCCGGTGGGGCGGTTCGCCGCTGAAGCTGGCCCACTGGCAGGCGGTGTGGGTAATCCTCCCGGCATTCGGCTGGCTGTACTTCGACGAGGAGCTCGGCCGACCGGTGCGGGTGGCGCGCACGGTGTACGTCGAGATCCCCCGCAAGAACGGCAAGTCGACGCTGAGTTCGGGCATCGGCTTGACGCTGCTGATGGCGGACCGGGAGACAGGTGCCGAGGTGTACGCCGCGGCGGCGTCCCTGGACCAGGCGAAGCGCGTGTTCGACGACGCGAAGCGCATGGCGACGACGTCGAAGGCGGTCCGTGGCCGGGCCGACGTCCTGACCAACGTGATCCGCGTTCCGCGCACGGGCGGCGTCTTTCGGGCCCTGTCCCGCATCGCGGAGACCGCCCACGGTCTGAACGTCTCCGGTGCTGTCATCGACGAGCTGCACGTGCACAAGACCCGTGACCTGGTCGACGCAATCACCACGGGTACGGGCGCGCGGGATCAGCCGATGGTCGTCATGATCACGACGGCGGATGATGCCCAGGAGGGCAGCATCTACGACGAGGTCCACGGCGTCACCGAGAAGGTCGCCGGCCACGTCATGAGCGACCCCGCTCACTACGGCGTCATCTGGGCGGCGGCCGACAACGACGATCCGTTTGCCGAAGAGACCTGGCGCAGGGCCAATCCTGGCCTCGGGGTCAGCCCGACGCTCGCGTACATGCGGCGCGAGGCGGAGAAGGCCCGCACGACGCCCTCGTACTACCCGACGTTCTTGCGTCTGAGCTTGAACATCCGCTCGCGCGCAAGCACCCGTTGGATCGATCTGCGGCGCTGGGATGCGAACGCGGGGATGGTCGACGAGCAGGCACTGAAGGGGCGGCGGGCTTGGGGCGGTATCGACTTGTCTGCGGTCTCCGACTTCACGGCCTGGGTGCTGGCGGTGGAATCGCCGCAGCCGGGCGTCGAGGTGGAGCTGGTGCCCCGTTTCTGGCTGCCGTCGGAGCGCTTGGAGGAGCTGCAGCGCACCTTGCAGGTCCCGCTCGCGGAGTGGGCCCGTCAGGGCTTCCTGCGCCTCACGGACGGCGATGCGATCGACTACGACGCCATCGAGAAGCAGGTCCTCGAGGACTGCAGGTTCTTCGACGTCCAGCGCCTCGGCTACGACCGCATGTTCGCGGGCCAGCTGGTGCAGAACGTGGACCGGGAGACCAAGCGGGGTCTGGTCGTCGAGCCGCTCGCACAGACCTTCCTCGGCCTCAGCGCCGGCTGCAAGGAGATGGACCGGCTGCTGCGCATGGATGCGATCCGCCACGGCGGGCATCCGGTGCTGCGGTGGATGGCCTCGGTGGTCGAGGTGATCGCGGACGGCAACGACAACATCCGCACCGTGAAGCCGGACCGCGGCAAGTCCGCGGCCCGGATCGACGGCGTCCAGGCGTCCGTGATGGGCCTGTCGGGGTATCTCCGGCGGCCGAAGAAGAAGAGTCGCGTGGCAGTGGGCTTCTGACCTGACAGGAGGTGCCCGGTGGCAGCTCCTAAGCCCCCCGTCGGTTCGGCACAGTGGTGGCTGAATCGTCTGTACGAGGAGTTGGGCGAGCGGCGGCGGTACGCCGACGTGATGCGCCGGTACTACTCGGGAGATCATCCGCTGGCGCAGGTCGTCGACAAGGCGAGGGACGCGTTCCGGCGGATGTTGAAGCAGGCCCGCTCGAACTACGTCGGCCTGGTGGTGGACGCGACCGCGGAGCGCATCCAGATCGACGGGATCCGCATCGGCGACAGCGAGGTCGGTGACCCGGAGGCGTGGCGGATCTGGCAGGCCAACAGCCTGGATGCCGACTCGGACCTGCTCATCACGGAGTCGGTGAAGTGCAGCCGGGCGTTCATGCTGGTCGCCCCGAACCCGGACGACGCCTCGACGCCGATCGTCACGGGCGAGGACATGACGCAGGCGATCGTCGCCTATGAGCCGGGCAGTCGGCGCAAGCGTGCGGCCGGGCTGAAGGTCTGGTCGGACGACTGGACGGGCGACTTGATGGCTACCGTCTACCTGCCGGACTTCATCTACAAGTTTCGTGCGCCCGAGCCTGTGAAGGGCATGAGCCCGAAGTGGGAGCCGCGGGAAGTCGTGGGCGAGCAGTGGCCGGCGCCGAATCCGCTGCGGGCGGTGCCGCTGGTGGAGATCCCCAACCGGCCTGACCTGCTGGGCAATGCGATGTCGGAGATTGAGGACGTTCTCGACATCCAGGACCGCATCAACAAGACCCTCATCGACCGGCTGATGGCGCAGGAGTTCTCGGCGTTCCGCCAGCGGTGGATGACCGGCTACGAGGTCCCGAGGGACGACGACGGGCAGCCGGTCGAACCGTTCAAGGCCGCGGTCGACCGCCTATGGGTGATCGAGGATGAGAACGTCCAGATCGGCGAGTTCAGCGCCACCGACCTCAAGCCATACCTGTCGGCCGTGGAGTCCGATGTCCGCGACCTGGCCGCCCGTACCCGCACCCCGAGTCAGTACCTGCTTGGCGTGATGGTCAACATCAGCGGTGACGCCCTGAAGGCTGCGGAATCCGGTCTGGTGTCGAAGGTTTTGCAGCGCCGACGACCCTTCGGGGAGGCGTTCGAGGAAGTCGTGCGCCTGTACTTGCACGCCGCCGGCGACACCCGGGACCTGGCGGCCCTGGAAGTCATCTGGCACAACCCCGAGTTCCGCACCGAGGGCGAACTCGTCGACGCGCTGGTGAAGATGAGCACCCTCGGCGTGCCGCACGAAGCTTTGTGGGAGCGCTGGGGTGCCTCGCAGACCGAGATCGCCCTGTGGCGGGAGCAGCGCGACGCCGCGGCGGCCCGGGTGATGGCCGGCGACATGGCTGCCCTCTACGGACCGAAGCCCGGGACGGGAGCGGGGCTTTCCGATGCCGACGCCGACTGAGCTGGGGCGCACCCGCTACACGCAGGTGTCCACGACGATCCGGGCGATCGTGGAGCGTGTCCAGCAGATCTGGCAGGGCCTGTCTGCGGCCACCGTCGAGGACGACCTGCTTGGAGGGCCAGGAGCGGCAATCGCCGAGGCGGTGGTTGGGGGCCAGGTGTCCGTCGCCGACGCAGCTCAGACCTACATCGCCGCCCAGATGGCCGCGCAGGGCGGCAGCGCGGTCGCCGAAGCCGCCCTGGTGGCGAGCGCGTTCGCGGGAATCGCCCCGGACGGCGGCCCGCTGGAGACGCTCCTGTACCTGCCCGCCATCGGCGTGCGGCGCCGGCTGGCGGCGGGCATGCCGCCGCAGGAGGCCATGCTGGGCGGGCTGGCGGACATGGCCCGCTACGCGTCGACCGCCGTGGCGGATACCGCCCGTTCGGCCGACCAGGTGGGCATGACCGCCCACCGTGGCTGTGTGGCCTACGTGCGGGTCGTGCAGCTGCCTGCGTGCGCGCGGTGCATTGTGCTGGCGGGACAGATGTACTCCTACAGCGAGGGCTTTGACCGGCATCCGAACTGCGACTGCCAGACGCTGCCGCTGCGCGAGGAGGAGTGGCCGGACGCGCCGATGCCGGAGCAGTTGTTCGCGCGGATGTCGGAGCAGGAGCGGCGCCGGACGTTCGGTGCGGCGGGCGCGGACGCCATCGGTGCCGGCGCGGACATTGGGCAGGTCGTCAATGCCCGCCGCGGCATGTCCCAGGCCCACGTGCACGGGCGCGACCTGCGCGTCACTTCGGAAGGGGCAACCCGTCGCGGCCTGTACGGGCGTTCTCGGCGCAGGGCGGGCGGCGACTTCGCGTCACTGCCCGGCCAGCGCTACCAGCGGGCGACGACCCCCCGTCTGATGCCGGAGGAGATCCTCCAGGTCGCCGATGACCGTGACGAGCAGCTCAGTTTGCTGCGCCGCTACGGCTACATCGTTTGAGCTTCCCTGCCGCGAGGGCGGGGCGCACGAGAGGAGTCGGCCGCGATGGCTGACGACACCACCACCGACGTCACCGACGAGCGCGGGTCCGCGACGGACACCGGCCAGCAGGACGACGTCAGCGCAGGGCTCGGCGAGGGCGGCAAGAAGGCCCTCGATGCCGAGCGCAAGGCCCGCGGGGCTGCGGAGAAGCAGGCGGCAGCCGCGCAGAAGAAGGCTGAGGACCTCACCAAGAGGCTCCAGGCGATCGAGGACCGCGACAAGACCGAGGCGCAGAAGCTTTCCGAGGCCAAGGATGCGGCGGAGCGCGAGGCGGCGACCGCCAAGCAGGAGCTCATGCGCTACCGAGTCGCGGCGGCCAAGAAGCTCCCGGCCGCTCTTGCTGACCGCCTGAAGGGCTCGACCGAGGACGAGATGACGGAGGACGCCGAGCGGCTCCTCGAAGTCTTCGGCTCCGAGCAGAAGTCGCAGGTTCCCAGCTATGACGGCGGTGTCAGGCAGACGGCCCGGCCCGCCTCCATGAACGACCTCATCCGGCAGACCGCCGGCCGGGGCTGATCCACCCCCGGCGCGGCATGGTCCGGCCGGTATCTCTGAAGGAGGGGCCGGACCGTGGCCTACAACAACATCACCACCCGCACCGACACGCAGGCGCTCATCCCGGAGGACATCTCCAACGAGATGCTCGGCAAGGCGACCGAGCAGTCCGCAGTGCTTCAGCTTTTCCGCCGCGTGCCGGTGTCGGCCGGACAGGTGCGATTCCCTGTCCTGTCGGCGCTGCCCATGGCCTACTGGGTGACCGGTGACACGGGGCTGAAGCAGACGACCGAGGTCAACTGGACGAACAAGTACCTCAACGTCGAGGAGATCGCCACGATCATGCCGGTCCCGGACAATGTCCTGGCCGACGTGGACGCGAACATCTGGGACACCGCAATGCCGCTCCTCGTGGAGGCGTTCGGCCGGGTTCTGGACACCGCGGTGTTCTTCGGCACCAACGCCCCGGCGAGCTTCCCGACGAACGTCCTGTCGGCGGCCACCGCCGCGGGGAACTCGGTGAACGAGGGGTCGACGGCCACGCAGGGCGGCTTCTTCGGCGACATCGACAAGCTGTACGGGGCCGTTGAGCAGGACGGCTTCGACGTCAGCGGCTTCGTGGCCGCCACGTCGGCGAAGGCGAAGCTGCGGGCGGCCCGCGACAGCTCGGGCCGCAAGCTCGACGACGGGCGCGTTTCCGGGGCCCTGGACTCCATCGACGGATTCCCGATCATGTACCCGATGCGAGGCCTGTTCCCGCTGGCGGGCGGCGCGGGCGTGGACGGGGTGCGGCTGTTCGGCGGCGACTGGCAGCAGTTCATCGTCGGCGTCCGCCAGGACATCACGATGAAGGTGCTGGACCAGGCGGTCATCACCGACAACACCGGCGCGATCATCTACAACCTGCCGCAGCAGGACATGACCGCGATCCGCCTGACCTTCCGGGTGGGCTGGCAGGTCGCGAACACCCTGAACAACGACCAGCCCACCGAGGCGTCCCGCTACCCGGTTGGCGTCCTGAAGACCGTCGGCGCCTGACCGGCCGGTCCCGCACATGCCGCCCCGACGCCCGCCGGCTGTCGGGGCTTCGTCACGAGGAGGTACTGGTCATGGCAGAGCCCAAAAGCAGCACGACCAAGCAGTCCAGGGCGACGCAGGAGACCCCGGACGACGGGGTCGCCCGAGAGATTCAGCGCGTCACCGACGAGGCCGAGGAGAAGGGGTTCTTCGGCACGGAGGTCGACCCGACCCCGAACGAGAACTACACCCTGCAGGGCGTCACCTCGGGGGCACCGACGCCGGAGTCCGACCCGCAGTATGCGCGCGAGGTACGGCACAAGCTCGATGACGAGGCGCGCCAGCGCTGACGAAGGGAGGCCACCGTGGCTGTGCTTCCCTCGCTCGCGACGGTGGCCGACCTCGCCAACATGCTGGGCAGGACCCTGAGCCCCGTCCAGGAACTGCAGGCCCAATCCCTGCTCGACCAGGCGTCGAGCATCGTGCGCGCGTATGTGCGCCAGGACATCAGCAGGACGACCACCACGGACACGTTCACGATGCGCCGGGCCGATCCGGTTCTGCACCGCTGCGGCGGCATGGTGACGCTGCCGCAGCGCCCGATTGTCGACATCGCCTCGGTCGAGGTGAACGGGGTGGCGACGGCGGACTGGTGGCAGGACGGCAATGACGTCCTGGTCCGCTCCCACGCCTGGTCGCAGCCTCCGGCGGCCCACCGGCCTCCGCGGGTGCGGGTGACGTACACGCATGGCTGGGACCCCGTTCCGGGGGACATTGCGGCGATCGTGCTGCAGTCCGCGAACCGGGTCATCGTCAACCCGTCCGGGATCCGCTCGGAGACGGTGGGCGGGGTGTCCACCACCTACCTGATCCCGGCGACCGGCGAGAACCTGGGTGTGCTGCTTTCGCGGACCGAGATGCGTGTCCTGGACCGCTACCGGCGGACCGCAGCGTCTGTCCGGGTGAGGCACCGCTGATGCTGTACCTGCAGAGCGCCGTCATCATCCGTCCCGGTACGACCCCCGACGAGTACGGCAACGAGCGACCCGACTGGGGCGCCGGCGCCACCCGCATCCCGGTCGACGGGGTGAACGTGCAGCCGGTGAACGGCAGCACCGAGGACACCGACGACCGGCAGCTCACCGTCACCGGATGGCGCCTGTACACCTCGCGCGGCGTGGACCTCGACCTGCGGGAAACCGACCGGGTCGAGTTCGACGGCATGGTCCTGCAGGTCATCGGCAAGGTTGCCCGGTGGCCGGCCCCGGGCGGCGGCGTCCACCACATCGAGGCGGACCTGCAGGAGGTTGACTGATGCCCTCCGGATCCGGCCGTGTCCGCTACGTCCCCGACCCGCGCATGTTCGGACAGCTGTCCCGCAGCACCGAGATGCGCGAGTTCCTGATGGAGGCAGCGCAGGCGGGGGCGAACTCGGCGCGGTCCATCGCCCCGACCTACAGCGGCCCCACCTACAACCCGGCTGTCTCCCGCCACGGCGAGTACAAGGCGTCGATCTACTCCGCCGTCTCCCTGCAGCCCAACGGGTGGCGGGCCGAGTTCGGTGCCGCCGCCCCGTGGGCACTGCAGGTCGAGTTCGGCACGGGCGGCGGTGGCGGGCGCCGGGACAGCCGTGGCCGGTTCCGTTCAGCCACTCCCCGCCCGCAGACCGGCTGGTCACCGAAGTGGCGCGTCCTGGGGCGCGCTCTGGACTCCCTGAGGAGATAGCTATGCCCCGTATCCAACTGGCCTACTGGCACGGTGATCACGCCCCGGGCGACGAGGTGAACGTCTCTGACGACGAACTCGCCGCCCTTACGCGTGACGGCCGCGTCGCCGAGGTTCTGCAGGAGCCCGCGCCCGCGGAGACACCGGCACCCGCCGCATCCGCCGCGTCTGCTCCTCCTGTCGAGCCGTCGCAGGAGCAGCCCGAGACCGCTGTTGACGCCGGGCGCAAGCGGCGATGACCCAGCCCCTGCCCGTCGTCGTCTTCCCGGACGCCGAGCAGGTCGCGGTCACCCTGCTGCGGGCCCGGCTGCCCGCCGGCACGGTGGTAGGTACCGAGTGGCCTGACGCTCTCGAGTCCCGGCTGCCGTCGGGGGTGGTGTCGGTGACCCGCGGCGGCGGCGCCATCAATCTGACCGACGTCGCCGAGGACGTGGTCCTCGACATCGACGTCCTGGCCGCCACCAAGAAGACGGCCCACGACCTTGCGCAGCGTGTCCGCGCGCACCTGCACGCGGTGCGCGGGAGCGTGCAGGCGGGGGCCCGGGTGTACGGGGTGAGTGACACCTCGCTGGTGTGGCTGCCGCATCATCCGTCGGCTGAGACCGACCCCATTCCGCGGTACGTGCTCGTGATGAGCATGGTCATCCGCCCCGCCTGACGTACCAACCCGCACTCCCTCACCCATCACCCGCCGGCGAGCGCCGCGCGGGTCCTCGCCATGCCTGGAGGCATCCGTGGCGCTCAACGCTGACAACGTGCGCGTTGGTCTGAACGGCAACATCTATCTCGCCCCGAAGGGCACGACCGCCCCCGTGGACCTCGATTCCGCGTGGGGGGTGGGCTGGGCGGACCTGGGCTACCTGTCGGAGGACGGGGTGTCCATGGAGTACTCGACGGACTCCGAGGACATCAACGCCTGGCAGTCCCTCAGCCCCGTCCGCAAGGTGCTGACCAGCGTCGACATGACACTGGGCTTCACCGCGCTCGAACTCAAGACCGCCACGATCAAGCTCTACTTTCCGGGCTCGACGATGACGGACGTCGGCGGCTCCGTCCACAAGCTCGACATTCCGGCTGCACCCACCCCGGACGAGCGAGCGATCGGCCTGGAGTGGGTGGACGGTGCCGTCAAGAACCGGCTGATCATCCCGCGCGGTGAGGTCACCGAGCGCGGCGCGATCACCGTCGGCCGCTCGGCCGCGGTGGGCCTGGAGATGACCATCTCCGCCTACGCGACGTCCGCCCCTGAGATCGCGGTCTGGCTGTCCAATGACCCGGCCTGGTCTGCGATCGCGGCGTAATCACAGCTCCCGGCAGGCGCGCCAGCGGGTCGCGTCTGCCGGGCCCAACCCGCCCACCCGCATGGAGAGATCATGGCCACCACCAAGACCGCGGGACGCGAAGTCGTCTCCCTCGACGCGCTCGCCAAGCAGCGACGCGACGCACTGCCCGAGCCCACGACCTTCGATCTGGCCGGAGTGGAGTTCACGCTGCCGCCCATCAAAGCTTTGCCGTTCGAGCTGCAGGAGAAGGTCGGCAGCTACGAGAATGTCGTCGGCGTCATGAAGGAAGTCCTTGGCATCGAGAAGGTCAAGGAGATGTACGCAGCCGGCTACCAGCTCGGCGACCTGGAGCTCATCGCCGAGGAATGGCAGAAGCGCTCCGGGGTGGAGCCGGGGGAATCGGCGGCCTCCACCGCTTCCTAGAGGAGTACGGGGAGGCCGTCGAGTGGGACCTCGCCCGCTACTGGCCGGGCAGGTCGCTGCTGGAGCTCTACCGGGGCGAGATGTCGTGGCGTGAGCTGCGGGTTTTCCTGCGCTTTCTGCCTCCGGAGTCTGCGACCGCACGGGCCATCAACCCGGACAGCGCGTGGACCCTGGACCGGCATTTGCAGGCCGCGGTTGCCGACAACACCGCGTTCCTGAACGCCTTGACGATCTACGTCAACAGCGATCCGAAGAAGCGGGGCCGGTTCAAACCGCCGGACCCCATCACCCGGCCTGGCGTCGAGCCGCGCCGCGAGAAGTCCAACGTCATCAAGTTCGGGGGCCGTCACGGCTCCGGAGCCAGGCAGCTCGCCACCGTCTTCGGGGGCGCCTCGGGATAGTGGGGGTGGCCGGTGGCTGGTGCAGGTGTGCTCGTCGGGCGCGGATACGTCAGCATCCGGCCCGAGTTCGAGGGCGACTGGTCGCGGGAAGCGAGCGCTCGCGCCTCCAGTGCGGGCAAGTCCGCCAGTGGAGGCTTCGCCAAGGCGTTCGGCAGCGGAATGCGCGGCATCGGTGCGCTTGCCGGTGTCGCGGTCGCGGCGAACCTGTCGAACGTCGCCGCCGCGTCGGCCGCCCTGGCACCGGCGCTGGCCATGGCGGGCACAGCGGCGGCAGCCCTCAAGCTCGGCATGTCGGGTGTCGGTGAGGCCTTCAAGGCTGCGTTCGCCGACACCTCGGGCGAGGCCAAGGCCGCAGCGTCTGCCACGCGCGCGGTCGAGGGCGCCCAGCGCGGGCTCGCGTCCGCGCAGCGCGCCCTCGCGGACGCACGCGTGCAGGCGGCCGAGCGAGTGCGGGAAGCGCAGCGGGCGGTCGCGGACGCCGAACGCGGTGTCGCGGAGGCGGTGGAGCAGTCCGCCCAGCGACAGCGCGACGCACAGGTCCAGGTGCGCGACGCCGAACGTGACCTGCGGGACGCCCAGTCCGACGCCCGGGACGCCCAGGTCTCCCTCACGGACGCCCGCAGGGATGCGGTGCGAACCCTGGAGGACATGAACCAGCGGCTCGCCGAGTCGCACCTCGACGAGCGCGAGGCCGTCCTGCGCCTCAAGCAGGCCGAGGACGAGCTGAAGGCCGCACAGAAGAAGCCCGGCGTGAAGCCGGAGGAACTCGCCAAGCTCCAACTCGCCTACGACCGGGCCTCGCTCAACCTGAAGGAGCAGCGCAAGGACACCGCACGCCTGGCCGCCGACACGTCGAAGGCCAACAAGGCGGGCGTCGAGGGCTCCACGCAGGTCGTCGCCGCGCAGAAGCGGGTCGCGTCTGCCGGCCAGACGGTGGCGGACCGGCAGAGGGCTCTGTCCAAGGCGCAGGAGAACGTCCGCCGCACCGGCGTCGACGGCGCTCGTGCGGTAGCTGACGCGCAGCGTGACCTCGCCGACGCGCAGGCCGGCGTGGACAAGGCACGCAGCGACGGGCAGCGGCAGGTTGCGGACGCCCAGCGCGCGGTCGGCGACGCCGCCCGTGCCGTTGCCGACGCGCAGGCCGCAGCAGCCGCGCAGACCAATGCCTTCGACGAGGCCATGGCGAAGTTGGCGCCCAACGCGCGGAGCTTCGTCACCGCGATCAAGGGGATCGCCCCCGCCTGGGGCGCCATGAAGCTCGGCATTCAGAACCGCCTGTTCGAGGGCATGGACGTCGCGGTCACCGGCCTGGCCACCAAGGCCATCCCGATCCTCCAGCGGCAGCTCACCGCAACCGCAGGCACCTGGAACGCAATGGGGAAGTCTGCCATCTCGGCAATCAACTCCATGGCGACCAGCGGCATGCTGGAGAAGGTCATGGAGGGGGCGAACCGTTCGTTCGCCCAGTTCAAGGACACCCCTGGGCAGCTCATCACCGCGTTCGGTCAGCTGTCCCTGGCCGCGCAGCCGGCGTTCGAGCGGCTCATGGGCCAGTTCGCCGGGGCGATAAAAAGCTTCACTGATGGCATCGCCGCGAGCTTCGCCTCGGGAGGCCTGCAACAGGCCGTCGACACCGCGTTCGGGATCATCTCCCAGTTCGGCACTCTGCTCGGCAACGCGCTGGGTGCGGTCTCCCAGATCTTCCAGGCAGCATCGGACGCGGGCGGGTCGATCATCGCCTCGCTGTCCGCGGTCTTCGCCGAGCTCAAGCGCATCCTGTCCGCTCCGGAAATGCAGGCCGCCCTGCGCACGCTCTTCGGGAGCGTCGCACAGATCGTCGGTGCGATCGTCCCGGTCATCGGGGCCATCGTGCAGGCGATCGTGCCGCTGGTCGCTGCAATCCTGCCCCCGATCGCTGCCATCGCCAAGGTCCTCGGTCCGGTGCTCGCACAGCTCGCCACGACCCTCGGCGCAGCCCTGATGCCGATCATCAAAGCGTTGATGCCGGTGGTGCAACTGCTGGGTGTTGCCCTGGTGCGGATCGTGCAGGCACTGATCCCGCTTCTCATGCCGGTGGCCGCACTGATTACGACGGTGATATCCGCGCTCGCCCCGGCCCTGACGCCGATCATCGACGCCATCGTTGGGTTCGTCCGGGTTCTCGTCGGTCCGCTGTCCGCCCTGTTCACCGCCCTGAACCCCGCCCTGCGAGTCCTTGCCTCGCTGGTCACCACGGTGTTCCAGGCGCTGACGCCGATACTGGGGCCGCTGATCACACTGATCGGCCAGGCCGCCACGCTGCTCGTCGGGCTCTTCGCCACGGCCCTGAACGCCGTCCTGCGGGCTATCCAGCCGCTCATCCCGATCGGGATGAGCCTGCTGCAGTCGGTCATCGGCGCCCTGACTCCCATCCTGCCCATCCTTGGCACAGCCCTGACGGCTGTGGCCAGGGCGCTCGCCGCGCTGCTCGCGCCCATCGCCGAGGTCTGGTCCTCCCTGGCCAGCCAGCTCGCCCCGGTCATCGGCCAGCTGGTCCCGGTCATCAGCCAGCTCGCGGCCTCGCTCACCGGGGGCCTGGCGGCGATCCTGCCGCCCCTCATCTCGACCTTGATGATCCTCGTCAGGGCGTTCAGTCCGCTGTACCCGCTGATCACCGAGATCGTCGGCATCATCGTCGGTCTCGGCGCATCCGTCCTGCGCGCCCTGCTGCCCCCTCTGGTGCAACTGAACAAGGCGTGCGTCAGCCTGATAGTCGCCCTGATGCCGATCCTGCCTCCGGTCGCCAAGCTCATCGGACTCGTCCTCAAGCTGGCGGTGGGGGTGCTGTCGTTCCTGCTGCCCCCACTGGTGAAGCTCGTCGGCTTCCTGGTGGGCGTGCTGGCCCGCGCCCTGGGTGTCGTCATCGGGTGGATCGCCGGACTGATCAACATCATCGCCCGGCTGGTCAACTGGGTCCTCACCAAGCTGGGACCCGCCTTCACCTGGCTGAACCAGCGCGTGATCGGGCCCGCCTGGCGGGCGATCCAGGCCGTCATCAAGTGGGCCTGGGACACCGTCATCCTGCCGATTTGGCGCAGCATCCACGCTTGGATCCGCAACACCCTCGGCCCGGCCATGTCCTGGCTGAACACGCGGGTGGGGGCGGTGTGGCAGGGCATCCGCCTGGCCATCTCCATCGCGTGGGAGCGCTGGATCAAGCCCGCGTTCGACCGGATGCGGCGCGCCATCGCCCTGGTCGCCGAAAGCTTCCGGCTCGCCAAGGACGCCATCGGTCGACAGTGGGACCGCATCCGCGACCTGACACGGGGCCCCATCAAGTGGGTCATCGACATCGTGTACAACCGCGGCATCGTCGGGCTCTGGAACGCGGCGGCCGGCGTCCTGCCGCTCACCAAGCTGAAGCCGTTCAAGTTCAAGGAGGGCGGGCGCACGGAAGGCGGTGTGCCCGGCAAGGACTCCATTCCGATCCTCGCCATGGCGGACGAGTTCATCGTCAAGCGCGACTCCGCCCGCAAGATCGGCTTCGGCGCACTTGAGTACATGAACCGCACAGGCTCGGTCCCCGGGTTCGCCACGGGCGGCCGGGTCGGCGAGACCCGTGGCGCCCACGGAGGCATCGGCGACTGGTTCGGCGGCCAGATCAAGAAGATCGGCGGCCTTCTCGGCAACGCCAAGGACTGGATCCTCGGCGGCATCCACAAGGCCGCCAGCCTCGCGGCATCGCCGATCCGCGACCTGATCGGCAAGATCCCCGGCGCGGACGGAGGATTCGGCAAGCTCGTCAAGGCACTGCCCACCGCCGTCCTGAACCAGGCGCTCGCTGCCATAAAGGGCGGCGAGGACGGGCAGTTGTCCGCGGGCGGCGACTGGGTCAAGCCCGTCGACGCCGGATACGGAACGAAGTTCGGTGTCGCGGGCCGCATGTGGTCCTCGGGCCGCCACACCGGCCTCGACTTCCCGGCCGCGCTCGGCAGCGCCGTCAAGGCAGTCGCCTCCGGACAGATCACCGGCGCCAAGTCGGGCGGCCCCTACGGCAACCACCTCGTGGTCAGCCATGGCGGCGGCCTGCAGTCCCTGTACGCACACCTCTCACAGATGATCCGCACGTCGGGAGCCGTCAACGGCGGCGACCTGATCGGACGGGTCGGCGCGACCGGCAACGTCACCGGCCCGCACCTTCACCTGGAAGCCCGCCTTAACGGCCGGCCCGTCGACCCGATGACCTACCTGACCGGCGGTGGCAACGTCACCGGCGGCGGGAAGGGCGTGGAGCGCTGGAGGGGCACCGTCCTCAAGGCGCTCGGCCTCGTCGGACAGCCCGCCTCCCTGGCCGGCATCACCCTGCGGCGGATGAACCAGGAGTCCGGCGGCGACCCCAACATCGTCAACCGGTGGGACTCCAACTGGAAAGCGGGCTACCCGTCCGTCGGGCTCATGCAGGTCATCGGCCCGACGTTCAAGGCGTTCGCGGGTCAGTTCAAGAACACCGGACCCTTCAGCTACGGCACCTCGACAAACCCGCTGGCCAACATCTACGCCTCGATGCGATACGCCCTCTCGGCCTACGGCGGCCTGTCCAAGGCTTACGGGCGGCCGGGCGGCTACGCGGAGGGAGGCACCCCGCAGCCCGGCGAGTGGGCGTGGGTGGGTGAACGCGGCCCTGAGCTCATCAAGTTCGGCGGCCCGTCGCAGGTCTACAGCCATCGCGAGTCCATGGCCTTGGCATCCGGCGGTCGGCCCGGTGGCGAGGGGCTGCGCGTCGAGGTCATCGCCCGCGACAAGGCCTTGGAAGACATCGTCGATGTCCGCGTCTACCGCATGGCCAATGAGCTGAAGCACGTGGTCCTGGCGCAAGGGGGTGGCTGATGCCGATCCCCGGAAACCTGCTGAGTGCGGTCACGGAGTCCATTGACCCGAACACGTCGGGCTGGGCTCCGCTCCTCAACTGCACGCTGTCGAAAGCCACGGGCGGCCGGAACGGCGGCACCGGCTGCCTGGCGATCACGAGTGTGGCGGCGGGCGAGATGCGGGCCCGTACCGCCTCCTCGTACCCGGTGGCGGCGGGCACGGTCTACTACGCGTTCTCGGACGCGAGTGGCACGGTGCCCGAACGGATCGGTATCCGCTGGCTGAACGCGGCCAACGCGGAGATCAGCATCCTGTGGTCGCTGACGACTACTGCGGCGTCGACGACCTGGCACCGGATCAGCGTGGCGGGTGCGGCACCGGTCGGCGCTGTACGCGCGCAGGTCGTCATCTCGTCGACCCCTGCGGCCGGCGCTGTGGTGACCTACGCGGAGAACATCTACCTGGGGCTGCCGATCCGGACTGTCGGCAACCTGCTGTCCTTCGCCGCGGAGACGACGGAGGTCTCCGCCGGTCAGTGGGCTGCCGAGGTCAACGCCACCCTCGGCCGCCAGGTCCCCGCGCTCAGCTGGGCGGTCGACAACTACCTGGGTGGCGGCCACACCCTCACGATCACGGCGACCGGCGCGGGCAACGCGGCGGCGCTGTGCGTCGAGCGGCCGTCGGTCACGCCGGGCACCGAGTACCTAGCCTACGCGTACATCAACCCGCCGGCGCTGGCGTCGGATTGCTGGATTGAGCTGCGGTTCTACGACAGCAACGGCAATCAGATCCAGGCCACCCGGAGCAGTCTCGCCGCCCCCGGCACGGGCTTCTACCGGCAGAGGGTGGCCGCCTTCGCGCCCGCCCTCGCCGCGACCTGCTCGGTCGCGGTTGGCATCAACGGCGCGTCGGCCGGGCAGATCGTCCGCCTGGAGACCGTCGTCGTCACGGTGGCGCCTCCGCTGCAGGCGGGCAGCGTCGTCCCCTACGCGGACGGCAGCTTCGAACAGGGCATCGCAGGCTGGACGCGGCCGACCGGCGTTGCCACGCTGGCCCGCTCGACGCCGTGGGGTACCTACGGCCTCGACGGCTCCTATGCCCTGACCGTGACGTCGGCGACGGCCACCGCGTCGACGATCCGGTCCGCAAGGTTCCCGCTGCCGTCTGGCTCCGGCGGCAGCGGGTTCCGCCTCATGGCGGGCACGCAGGTCACGGCCGGCGGATGGTCGGCCGTCCGGGGTGTCCGCTGGTACAACGCGGCGAACGCCGACGTGGGCTACACCGGCTCACCCTCCGGCGCGATCCCTGGCACCGGCTGGTGGTACCTAAGCAACGACGTCACCGCCCCCGCCACAGCCACGCAGGCCGCCGTCGAGTGGACGGTCACCGCTACCGCCGTCAACAGCGTCCTGCGCATGGACACGGTGGCGCTTTGGCCGGCCCTGCCGCTGATCGCTGTGACCGCTGTGGATTCGACAGCGTCCCTCACCCTCACGGTGCGCGAGCTCCCGACGGGTGACCTCGTCACCGTGTACCGGGTGCTGAGCGACGGTGCCCGCACGTTGGTCCGGGGGCCGTCCGGCCTGATGGACCGGGTGCCGCTGGTCTCGGACCTGCTGGTGGTGGAGGACTACGAGGCGCCTCTCGGGGTCCCCGTGTCGTACTACGTCGAGACGCGGTCCTCGGTCACCGATGCGCTGACGACCTTCCGGACGTCGGGGACGGCGACCATCACGGCAGGCGACGCGAACATGGCCTGGCTCAAAGACCCGGGGAACCCGCAACGGAACCTCCGGGTCATGGTGCAGAAAGCGCCCACCTGGCAGCGCCCCGTCGAGCAGTCCGCCTACCGGGTCAAGGGCCGCCGGAACGCGGTGGTCCTGTCCGGGGTCCGCGCTGGCCTGGAGGGTGAACTCGCCGTCTGGACGCAGTCCGACGACGAACGGGCTGGGCTGCACTGGCTCCTGGACTCCGGGCGCACTCTGCTGTGGCAGGCCGTCCCGGGCATGGGCGTCTCGGACCTGTACGTGTCCGTCGGTCAGATCACCGAGGACCGTGCGGGCGGCGCGGCGATGGACGAGTGGCGGGCCTGGCAGCTGCCTCTCGTCGAAGTCGACCTGCCCACCACCACCGGCGTCAACGGGTCAGGCGGGCGGACCTGGGTGGACGTCCTCGCGGAGTTCGCCACCTGCACGGACCTGCTCGCCGCCTACGAAACGTGCGAGGACCTTCTCCTCAACCGCCGCATCGGGGGGTGATCCGTGTACCCGGTGTCCCCCCGATTCCTGGCCCGCCTTGCCGAGTCGCACCGTCCGGTGACCGAGGTGCTCCTCATTCGCACCGACGGGGAGGTCGTGCCGCTGGAACACACCGGCGGGAGCGTCCCGGTTGACCGCGGGCAGTCGATCCGCCGGACCTGCACCGTCACCAGCGCCGACGTCTCCCTCATCCCGAGCACCCCGATGGACAAGCTCGCCATGTACGGGTCGCGTCTGCGGATCAGCCGCGGCGTCGACTACGGCGACGGCACGCAAGAGCTGGTGCCGCTGGGAGTGTTCCGGCTCGATGAAGTCATCGGCGATCCGTCGGATGGGCCCGTCACTCTTACTGGCAAAGACATCTCGGCATGCGTGGCCGACGACAAGTTCACTTCGCCGTACCGCGCGACAGGCACTGTGGTCGGCGCCATCGAGGCGATCATCCTGCGCAGTCTGCCCGACGCGACGGTCATCTCCACGATCATCGACGTCCCGATCGGTGCACGCACCTGGGACGTAGAGGCGGACCCGTGGGCAGCCGTGCAGGAAATTGCAGCCGCGGCAGGGGCGATCTGCTACGTGAACCCCGATGGCATTTTCGTGGTGACGACCCTGCCTGACCTGCTCACCACCGACCCGGTATGGGCGGTCGAGGCAACCGAGGACGGTGTGTACGTCCGCGGGTCGCGAGGGATGAGCGCGGATCGGGTCCACAACGGGGTCCTGGCCCGCGGGGAGAGCGCGGAGAACAACCTCCCCCCGGTGCAGTGGCTCGCGACGGACACCGACACCGGCAGTCCCACGTACTGGGGCGGCCCCTTCGGGCGGCGGCCGATGTTCTACAGCAGCTCGACGTTGACCTCGGTGAACGCGTGCCAAGCGGCAGCGAACCTGAAGCTGGCCGCCAGCAAGGCGCCGAACTCGAAAGGCGACTTCTCCTCGCTGCCGAATCCAGCCCTGGAGTGCGGCGACGTCATCCGCGTAACCCACCCCGACGGCTTGCGCGAGCTGCACCAGGTGCAGTCGTTCGGGGTCCCGCTCGACGAGGGCGGGGATTTCCCGATCGCCACGATTTCGGCGAAGGAGGACGCGTGACCTCGAGTCACTCCCAGGTCCGCGCGCTCGCGGGCGCCCTCAAGCAGCAGGCCGCACAGGTCGGGGCCGCCACACCGTCCGTCCGGGGTGCAGATTTCCGCCTGGCCGTCGTCGCCACCGTCGGTACGGACGGCACGGTCACCACCTCCGACGGCATCACCGCCCGCCGCGACGAGACCTACCAGGCGCCCGCCGCCCTGGACACCATCGTCCTGGAGTCCAGCGGCTCGGGCAGCTGGATTGCCCGCGGCCGTCTCGCCTCGACGACCTCGCCGACAGGGGAGTGGGTCACCCCGGCTCTGGCCACGGGGTACACCCCGCTACTGGGCGCCCCGCAGTACCGATCCGTACTCGTCGCCGGGCAGTTGACCATGCAGTGGAAGGGCGGCGTCCAGTGGACGACGTCCGGCACGCCACCGCTCGCTGGCGCTTGGCTGGCGGCAGCGCTGCCCGTGGCTTACCGGCCGCCGGGTCAGCGCACCATGCCGGTCGGCGCCGGCGGGGCGGTGGTCAAGCTCGACGCCACCGCGGCAGGCCAGATGACGATCGTCAACACGACCGCAGGAGGGCTCACCACCTGGGTCAGCCTCCACAACGTCTCGTACACCCTGACCTGACCTAGGAGTCCCATGCCGACGACAGACGCCTACGGGCAGGGCATCAGCATCGCCTCACCCACCGACCCGCCGGACATCCCGGCCGCGATCCAGGCTGTGGCTGCGGGAGTCATCCCCCGCGGGGTCAACCGGTACACGAGCGCCTCGCAGCGCAATGCGACGATCACCAGCCCCGTCGGGGGCATGGTCGCCTTCCTGGCCACAGAGAAACTCCTCACCCTCTACGACGGTGCTGCCTGGGTGGTCATCGCTGCAGGGGCCTCGACATGGTCGACGATCTCCATGGCGTCGGGATATGCCCACAACGGCAACGACAACGGGAACGCCCAGTACCGGATCGTCAATCTGGCCGGTGAGCTCTCGGTCATGCTGCAGGGCGGCATCAACGTCCCCTACAGCGGCTCGCCGGCGACCATCGGCAACGGTGGCATCCTCAACTCCGTCGCCCTGCCATCCGCGGCCCGACCCGGCAGTCTCCGCACCGTCGCCGCAGCGTGCTCCCAGGTCACCAGCACCTCGAACACGGTGAAGTTGGACGCGCAGTCGGACGGCTACCTCCGCATCGTCGGCACCACCCCGTCGAACGCAACCAACCGCGTCACGCCCCCATGGGTCAGCCTGAACGGGCTGTTCTACAGCCTCTGACCTGCACCACCTCACCGCGCCGCCCCGCAGAGTCGGGGCCTTTTGCATGTCTGGAGGCATCGTGACCAGAACCGGACCCCAGCGGATCCCCGGGGCCGTGCTCGACCTGTTCTTCGGGAACGACCGCTACTCAGGCTCCGACATGGAGGTCAACTGCGGCGTCATCCACACCACGGAGGGCTCCACCCTCTACGACTACAACCAGGGGTCGTCGGCACCGACGGTCACCTCCGTGCCGGACTTCAAGAACAAACGGCTCGTCCACCACCAGCACTTCGACATCGACGAGTCCGCCCGTGCCCTCGTGAACAAAGCCGGCGGGGTGCTGACGAACACGGCGAACGTCTTCCAGTGGGAACTCGTCGGCACCTGCGACCCCGCCCGGCACGCGGACTGGACGCGGCGGGGAGTCCCGCACATCTACTGGCCCGAGCCGCCCGACTGGGCAGTGCGCGACATGGCCTGGCTGATGCGCTGGCTGCTCACCAACCACGGCGTTCCGCTGGTCGGAGTGCCGGAGTGGCGGGCGTACCCGGCGAGCTACGGCAACACCAGCGTGCGCATGACCTTCAGCCAGTGGACCAACTTCCGCGGCTGGTGCGGCCACCAGCACGTGCCCGAGAACGACCACGGCGACCCGGGCAACCTGCCCTTCGCCCGCATCCTCGCCGCCGCGAAGGGCGGCACACCCCCCGAGGAGGACGACGTGGCACTGACCGACGCAGAGATCAAACGAATCGTCGACAAGGTCTGGGCACAGCGCATCACCAGCCCCACCGCCGACCCGAAGAAGGGCGACCCCACCCGGTCGGCCAGCACCTTCCTCGCCTACCAGGACAAGTTCCACCACGAGCTGATGGCCCGCTTCGACGCAGTCGAGAAGCAGATCAACGACCGCATCGAAGCACAGCTCAAGGCACTCATCGAGGCACTCCAGGAGGACAAGTGAAGATCTTCGGCAGAGAGCCCGTCGTCATCCTGGCGTTCATCGCCATCACCCTCAAGCTCGGTTCCGCCTACGGGCTCGACCTGTCCGTCGAGCTCCAGACCGCGATCGTGGTGGCCCTCTCCTGCGCCGTCGCCGTTGCCGAGGTGTTCATCCTCAGGTCGGGTGCCGCTTTCGCCGCGCTCGTGAACCTCGGTCACGCCGGCGTAGCTCTCTATCTGGCACTTGGTCGCGACATGACGGTCGAACAACAGACCCTGTGGGCAATCGCCATCGAGGGAGCGGTCGCCCTGTTCGTCGTCCGCCCGCAGGTCACCGCCCCGATTGCTCAACTGCGAATCGAGCAGTCGAGCGTGGTGAAGGCGGCCTGAGTGCTGCGTCTGACGGCGCGGCACGTCCAGGCCCGAGTGGGCCGCCGCGGCACGGCCCTGATGATCCTTGGCACGGCGAAGGTGTGCTTCGGGCTCGGCTACGCCCTTCAGCCGGTCCCCGATCCGATCGGGCTCGGGCTGCTCACCAGGCTTGCGGACATCCGTTGCTGGTCCTCGGTGTGGATCATCTGCGGAACGGTCACCTTCGGGTGCGCCTGGCTGCGCGTCGGCCGGGACTGGGGCGGATTCGTCGCCGCTCTGATCCCGCCCTTCGTGTGGGGCGGCGCGTTCCTGTGGGGGGCACTGTCGGGTGAATACGCGCGCGGGCTGGCCTTCGCCGCGTGGTACGCCATCGGGCATGTGGGTTTGATCTTGTGGGCGGCATCGGTGCCCGAGCACTCCGTTCCCCACGCGGCACGGAGGGAGCGTAGATGAGCGGAGCATGGCAGGTGATCGGGTCGTTGCTGGGCGCGGTCGCACTGCTGGGCGCGGGTCTCTTCGCCGCGCGGGCGACGCGGGCGGCGGCGCGAATGACCGCGGAAGCACAGCGGGCGACGGCCGCGGTGGCGGCGGAGCCTGCCCAGCGTCAGGCCGATCTCGCCTCGTTCCGGGAGATTCGGGAGGGCCTGGAGAGGAAAGTTGACCGCACGGAGCACCGCATCGACAGCCTCAGCGGGCTGGTGCGTTCCTTCTCCTGGTACGTGTCCGAGCTGACCGGTCTGATGAGGCAGAACGGCATCGATCCTCCGCCGCCTCCGGAGCGCGTGGATCAGTACAACCGAACTGGAGTGTGACCATGTCGCAACGACCGGCCCGCCCGCGAGTCGACGACACGGCCGGTGACCTGGAGTCGCTGGTCCGTCTCGGTCTCGCGGACCCACCGCCCGTGCCTGCGCCGCCACCCCCTGCCCGCGGGCTGCCGGACGCTGCACAGTCCGGGATGGAGCGCGCCAACGAAGCCCGGCTGCAGGCCGCCCTGTCGGAGTCGGGCGTGGCGAAGGGGTCCCGCGACGAGGAGGTCATCGACGTGCTGGCCCGCCTCGACCCGGCAGACGTCGACGCGGTCGCCGCGTGGCTGAGGCAGCGGAAACCCAGGGACGAGTCGGCCGGACCGCAGAAGTGAAGAAGCCCCCACCGCCTTCGGGCGGTGGGGGCTTTCGTCGCGTCTGCGGGGTCGCGTCGATATCGATGCGTGGCTGGGCAGGTAGTTGGTACGGTCGGAGCGCCGACCCCGCTCCGGCGGGGATGATCCGCTTCTGTGTTTCAGAGGTCGGTTGACCCCGCTTCGGCGGGGCGCCCCCTCCCTGGCTTCACCGCCGGGGAGGGGGTTTTGTCATGCCAACTCGCCTGTGCCGAGATGGAATTCCTACTCCGTGTCCGTGCCGCCGTGTACGCTGCTGCTACAACTTCATGCACCTCCCGGTGCGCAGGCCCGCGGTTACTTCTTTGGTAAAGGCACCGCATCGCCGACTTTGATCTCGGGAGGCACAGCATCGGGGGTGCCCGGTGCGCAGGCGACGGATACTTCCACTGCTAATGGGGTGGTCGCGGGTTCGAGTCCCGCCGGTGGCTTAGCGGCTTCCGTAGCTCAGTTGGTAGAGCACCTTGTCTCCGTCACCGACTTTGATCTCGGGCACCTCACTGCTGCGCTTCCCCTCCATGTGAGGGGATTTTTTCGTATGTCACGCTTCAACGTCCGCACGGCTCGTCCCGCTGCCAGCTCGCCCGTGACCACGACCGGGGAGCGCACCGTCACCGCCGAGGGCGGCACCGGCTACCTGCGTGACACCAAGTCCGCGCTGTTCCTCCTCGCCGTCTCGAACTTCGTGGGCACCGACACCTTCTACGAGAAGGGCGGCCAGCGCGACGACCGCTACACCCAGCTCGTCCGTCAGGTCGCCGTCATCGATCCGGAGTGGTGCACCGGCTTCCTGCGGTGGCTGCGCTCCGACGCCAACATGCGCACCGCATCCCTGGTCGGGGCCGCCGAGTTCACGAAGGCCCGCCTCGAAGCCGGCGCCGTCGGGCACTCCCGCCAGGTCATCGACTCCGTTCTCCAGCGGGCCGACGAGCCGGGCGAGTTCCTCGGCTACTGGACCGGCAAGTACGGGCGGAAGCTCCCCAAGCCCGTGAAGCGCGGCCTCGCCGACGCGGTGCAGCGTCTCTACAACGAGCGGTCGCTGCTCAAGCACGACACGGTCTCCAAGGGCTACCGGTTCGGCGACGTCCTCAACCTCGTGCACCCCAGCCCGGCCGACGGAAAGCCGTGGCAGGGAGACCTGTTCAAGCACGCCCTCGACCGCAGGATGAAGCGGGACGAGGACATCCCCGCCCGCCTCTCCACGCTCATTGCGCGGGATCAGCTGATGTCCACACCAATCGCCGACCGGCGCGACGTCCTCGCCCGCCACCAGGAGCTGCTCCAGCGTGCAGGCATGACGTGGGAGGCGCTGGCCGGCTGGCTGCAGGGGCCCATGGACAAGGCAGCGTGGGAAGCCGTCATCCCCTCCATGGGCTACATGGCGCTGCTGCGGAACCTGCGGAACTTCGACGAGGCCGGAGTCTCCGACGAGGTCGCCGACACGGTCGCCCGCAAGCTCGCCGACCCCGAGCAGGTCGCCCGCTCCCGGCAGCTGCCCATGCGGTTCTACTCCGCGTTCAACGCCGCCCCGTCGCTCCGCTGGGGTCACGCCCTCGACAAGGCCCTCACCGCATCCCTCGCCAACATCCCGACGCTCGACGGGCGCACCCTCGTCCTCGTCGACACGTCCAGCTCGATGCACGAGTCGTTCTCACGGGACGGCTCCCTGATGCGCTGGGACGCCGCGGCGCTGTTCGGGATCGCCCTCGGCATGCGCTGCACCCAGGCGGACGTGGTGTCGTTCTCCTCCGCCCGCTACTACGTGAACGAAGCCCCCGGGGCGAAGGTCAAGGCGTTCCCCCTGACCCGCGGGGGCTCGCTCCTCGGCGACGTGCGGAAATGGAAGGACGGCGGCTGGTTCCTCGGCGGCGGCACCGACACGGCCGCTGCCATTCGCGAGACCTTCCGCGGGCACGACCGGGTCGTCATCGTCACCGACGAGCAGGCCGGGCACGACGCGCACGAGGTGACCGCGAGCATCCCGCAGACGGTGCCGCTGTACACGTGGAACCTCGCGGGGTACGCGGCAGGCCACGCCCCGTCCGGCGGGCAGAACCGGCACACGTTCGGGGGCCTCACCGACCAGGCGTTCCGGATGATCCCGCTGCTGGAAGCTGGCCGGGACGCACGGTGGCCCTGGGAGAACGCGCTCGGCGCCTAACGCAAGGTGCGGCCAGCATGGCGGGCTGAGCCCACGCCCCGAAGGGTCGTTGCGACACGAATGCTGGCCGCGCACACACCGTAGATCAGGCAGAGGACGGGGCACCAGACCCGTGCGCTAATCCAGCAGCCCCAGTGCCGTGTCTGGCCGACAGGCCGGGCATGCCTCCGCACCCTCGACCAGCGCCCGCCTGGCCGCGTCGACCCCGATGCCCCGCACCCGCCCACCGTGGAACCCGCAGTACCCGCAGTGGACCGTGCCCGGCCCACCGGCAGGGCTCGGTTCGGCCAGCCACTCCGGCGGCGGCTGCGCGAGGCGCTCCTCCTCCCTGCGGCGGGACACCTCGGTCTCCTCCGCGACGCGGATAGCTGCCCGTATCCGCTCCAACTGCATGGCATGCCAGGTCTCCAGCGTGAGGAGGCGTGGCAGGTCGGGGGGCAGGTCGGACATGTGTTCGATTATAGGGCCGTGTCAGCAGCCCGGCTGAGTTACGTCGTCTGTTCCTAGTGACAGCACCATGTCACCGAGGAGGATGCGATGGAATGCACGTTCTGCGGGATGCCGCTACGAGGGAGCGAGCCCGACCTGGTCTGGAGCCACGGTGCCAACCGGGACCCGTTCTGTGATAGCGAATGCGAGCTAGCGGAGGCAGTCGACCGGGACATCGCGCACTCGGCGCAGTCGGCAGGCCGTCGGCGGGACCATTCCCTCTGCGGCGTCGCGCCGTGCAGCCACTGCCGCTGAAGCCCGTCCGACTGTCAGTGCCCGCCGATAAGCTGGCCGGACACACCCCCTAGTACAGGGGATGCTGCTGCCCCACCGCCCCCGCCCGGACACGTGTGGACCAAGGATGCTGCTCGCCTTATGAGCCTCAGCGTCTCCACGCTCTGGAACTACCACCACCTCGGCAAGGGGCCCCAGCCCAAGCGCTACCACGGCCGCCTCGCCTACAAGATCAGCGAGATCGAGGCGCACGTCCGAGGAGAACTCGAAGGCGCCGACAAGGACAACCACGAGAGCCGCCCCGCCGAGCTCTCCACCGCCGCCTAGTCGGCAATTCGGCCCCACCGCCGGGCTTCGACACACCGGCAGCAGGGCCTCCGCAGCAACCCTCGCCACTGTGAAAGGAGGGAGCCACGTGCTCCCCATCGTCGCACCAACCTCTCCGGTCCCTGACCGGATCCTCCTCGCGGAGAAGGCGGCGTCCGACGCCGCGTACCTGGTCCGCCTGTGCGGCACCCCGTTCACCGCTGAGGCCCGCGAGTACCAGCTCGCCGAACTGGCCCGCGCGAACAAGGTGCTGGCGAGCTTCGACCCCCGCCTCGTCGTGACTGCGGGAGGCACCCGATGACCGACTACCCCGACATCGCCGCCCGCTTCGCCCGTGACACGGCCGACCACCGGATGACGGTCCTGCACGACGACGGGCTGTACCGGCACCTGCGGTTCGCGCCGCTCGATAACTCCCTCTACTGGTGGGACCTGCTCACCTGGCCGTACAACCTGATCGTCAACGGGTCGCACGACTCCTTCCACTTCTGCCGCTTCGGGCCGGACACGGAGGACATGCTCGTCTTCTTCCGCTCCGGAATCTGGCGCGACGGCTCGCAGCACATCAACCCCGGCTACTGGGGGGAGAAGGTTCGTGCGGGCGAGTTCAAGTCCTGGTCGGAGCCGAAGTTCCGCGCCTGGGTGACCGAAGAGGCCGCCGCACTGGAGGCCCGATACCCGGGCACCGTGGAAGCAGTCGGCAGGCAGATCCTTCACTCCGACGAGCACAGCACGGAGTACGAAGAGACGGCCCGCTTCGCGTGCAACCAGTTCCGCTTCGGCGAGGTCACGCTTCGGTTCCCTGACAACTGGGACCTGTCGTTCGAAGACTTCGACTGGCGCTACCTGTGGCAGTGCCACGCCACCGTCGCTGGCATCGCCCAGTACGACGCCGCCCGGAAGCAGGTGGCGGCATGAGCGCCCGAGATGACCTGCTGGAGTACGCCGACCGCTACGGCTACACCGAGCACGTGAACGCGCTGCTCGACGCCTATCGCGTCGAGGTGCTGGCCGCCGAAGCTCCGGCGCGGCTGAAGGCTGAGCAGCAAGCGCAGGAACGCGCCGCAACCCCAGCCCTGCCGTGGGCCCACCGGCTCAACGACGCCGACCTTCACGCCTTCCTCGACGGGCTTGCCCATGCCGCATCGAACCGGTGGCGGATCAAGCACAAGATCCCCGATTCGGAGACGCTGCTCCTGGTCGAAGCCGCGTGCGCGAAGTGGCGGTCGATGGTCGAGATCGTCGAAGCCAGTTCCTCCGAGACAGCCGATGCGGAGGCGACGTCATGAGCATCGACCGCCTCGACGTCCCGGCCGCACAGGTCGCCTCCGACATGGCCGCCCTGATCGCCCGGCAGCGGCTCGACGATGCCCTGCATGTCGTCCAGGACCACGACCTCGACCTCGTCGACGCCACGTTCCTGCGCCTGGCCGCCGTCTTCAACTGGGGCCCCGTCAGCCTGAAGAAGCAGCCCGGGAGGGTGTCATGAACGACCGCGAACTGTTCCTGAAGGCCGCCGACGTGGTCCGTGGGCGGGGGTTCAACCAGGGGTACTACTGGGGGCCGGACCCATCCGGCTCGACGGCCAATTGGTCACGGTGCCCGGTGTGCATCGCGGGAGCCCTGTCCGTGGCGATCACCGGTGACCCTGTCCCGCCCATCCTCTGGACCGACAGCACCCGGGGTACGTACAACGCAGTCGCCTCACGCCTCGCTGACCTGATCGGCATCGAGAACGATCAGATCCTGGAGCCAGTTGGCCGCCTCGGCGCCTGGAACGACGCACCCGAGCGGACCGCAGACGAGGTCATCGCCGCACTGGAGTCGGCAGCTGAGCGGGTGACGTCATGAGCCGCTACCTGCGTGTCCGCGACCTCGAAGAGTCCGAGCTCGCCGAGGCCGACCGGCTGGCCCACCGCCTGTACGGGCCCGACGAGAAGAAGTGGCCCGAGGCCGCTATCAGCGACTACCTCGGCGTCCTCGCCACCATCCACGGCCAGCACACCGGCAAGCCCCGCAAGCCCAAGGCACGCAAGGAGGCCGTCTGATGGCCCACTACCAGCACGACGGCCACTGGTTCGACCTCACGTGCACCTACGTCGACACCGCCGGCGTCGAATGGCGCTGGACTGGCAAGTGGACGGACGGCGCGCCGCCAGAGCCGCTGATGCAGTCCACGTACCACGGCAAGTTCGACGCCGACAGCGCAGTCCCGCTGCCCACCGTGTACCGGGACCACGGCCCGCTCATCAAGGTGCTGGCGCCCGTCTCGGCTGCCGCACTCAGGGCCGCGCTCCTCGGACCGTCGTCCGGCTACGTCGCCACGACCGCCGCCGGCTTCACCGAGACCTTCGCAGCCTTTGAAGCCCGCATCATCCCGAGGGGGACCCGCAATGCCTGAGCCCAAGCCCTTCCCGACCGGCGTCCTCATCCAGACGGACGGCACGTACACCGACCTGGCGGTCACCGAGAACGACCGCCGTCCGATCCTCATCGAAGCCCTGGGCGGGGAGCCCGACTTCACGCACTGGGGAACGGGCGAGAACGCGATCTGCGTCATCGTCTGCCAGGGCAGCGCCCACGACGACGCCTTCCTCTACAACGACCTCGCCACCAGGTTCGTCAATGAGGTCCGCGGCGGCAGCCTGATCTCTGGGCAGTACGGCCCGGTTGTCGTCCTCGGCTACCACCCGCAGGCTGACCAGCTCATGCACCTCAGCGACACTCACCGCGCCCTCCTCGCCAGCCTGGCGGCGGACACGGGGGAGGCGGCATGAGCCTCCACCTCCCCCTCCGCCCCGGCTCGGGCGGGCGCAGGGCGATCGACGGAGCCCACCGGCAGATCGCCGAGCGGGACGCCGTCATCAGCAAGCTCACCCTGGCGAACCTTGATCTGCAGAAGCGGCTGGCCGCAGGCGGCGAGCAGTACAACAGCCTCGTCTCCGCCCACGTCGACCTGGACCGCGCCCTGAAGGCGGCCGAGCACCGGGCTGCACTCGACCGGGACCTGGCCGCCTTCCACGAGGCCCGCATGCGGGGCCTGGTCAAGGAGCGCGACCAGTGGATGGCCGAAGCGCAGGAGCTGAAGCGGCAACTGGCCGGCCAGGAGACCCCCGTCGAAGCCGAGGCCGAAACCCGGCCTGCCCCCGTCCTCACCCTCCACCAGGCGTTCAGCGGCACCAGCCCGGCGCACGTCCCGAAGTGGGCGGCGAAGGCCCGGGACGCCGAGGAGACGCAGGAGATCCCGGTCGGCGAGCTCCAGGACGCCACCGCCTAGACCGTGCCGGGCCGCCGGATGAGACCGGCCCGCGGCCCGGCGCCCAAACCACAACCCCAGACCGGCCGTCGAGCCACCCCCCGGCTCCGGCCGCCGCCAGGCCCGCCCCGTGCTTCCCCCAACCGGGGCGGGCCCGGTCCACCACACCCTTCAGGAGGGTCACATGGCCACCGACACACCCACCATCACCGCCGACACCGCCCGCCACGTCCTGTGGGGGTACGGGTCCGAAGGCGGCGCCGAACCTGGCACCTTCACCAAGCACGTCATGGCCGCCATCTCCAGTGCTGACGTCGCGAACCGGGCCATCCTCAGCCGCGCCTACCCGGGGCTGTACATGGCCATCCAGATCGCCCGCAGCGACCCCGACGGCATCGCGAAGCTCCAGCGCATCGCCGCAGGGCAGACCGGCCCGCTCAGCTGCCACTGCGGCGACTTCGCCGGCCCGTTCGACCTGCAGGGCCGCTGCGAGACCTGCGTCGAGGCCGCCGCGTGACGACCGCCGACACGATCGTCCCCGGGATGTACGACATCCCCGCCGAGCAGTACCACGGGGACCCGGTGCCCGGCGGCAGCCTCTCCTCGACCGGCGCCCGCAAGCTCACCGACTGCCCGGCCCGGTTCAAGTACGACCTCGACCACCCGCAGCCCCATAAGACGGTCTTCGACTTCGGCACCGCGGCCCACCGCGTCGTCCTCGGCGTCGGCCCCGAACTGGTGCTCGTCGACGAGGAGCGGTGGGACACCAACGAGACCAAGGCCACCGTCGCCAAGATCCGCGCCGCCGGGAACATCCCGCTGAAGCGGGAAGCCCTCGAGCGGGTCCACGACATGGCTACCGAACTCCTTCAGTACCCGCAGGCCGCGGAACTCTTGGCCCCGGGGGCCGGCGTCGCCGAGCAGACCCTGCTCTGGCAGACCGACGGCATCTGGTGCCGGGCCCTCCTCGACTACCTGCGCCAAGACGGAATCGTCGACTACAAATCGGCCCGCTCCGCCCACCCGGAGGCCATCGAGAGGGCCGTCCGTGAGTACGGCTACGCGCAGCAGGACGACTGGTACCGCACCGGAGCTGTCGAGCTCGACCTGATCCCGCCGACGGGGTCCTTCCACTTCGTCGTGCAGGAGAAGGAACCGCCGTACCTCGTGACCGTCGTCGAGCTCGACCTCGGGTGGCGTGAGATCGCCCGCCAGCGGAACGCCCGCGCGCTGTGGCTCTACGAGACCTGCCGCGCCTCCGGCTACTGGCCGCCCTACGCCACCGACACCGTCCTCATCTCCCCGCCCGCCTGGCTTGAGCGCCAGTACGTCTAGGAGCCACCCATGACCCTGCCCCCGCCGGTCCGCACCGGCCGACCGCAACAGCAGCAGCCCGACGAGGTGCCGTTCAGCTTCCGCCCCGCCACCAAGGCCGGCCGCAAGGCCCGCCTGTCCATCCAAGGGATGTCCGGCTCGGGGAAGACCTGGACCGGCCTCGGTATCAGCCACGGCCTTTCCGGCGGCGAGAAGTTCGCGGTCATCGATACCGAGAAAGGCGCCGCCGACCTCTACGCGGGCATCAGCGGCATCCACTTCGACACCCTCGCCATGGACCGCTACGACCCCCGAGACCTCGGCCGCGCACTCGAAGCCGCCGCCAAGGCCGGATACCCGGTCGTCTTCGTCGACAGCCTCAGCCACTTTTGGAAGGGCACCGACGGGACCCTCGACCAGGTCGAGCGGGCCAAGTCGAAGTACGGCGGCAACAAGTTCGCGGGCTGGAAAGACGGGACGCCGATCCAGAACGACATGGTCGCGGCGATCCTCGGCTACCCCGGCCACGTCGTGGCGTCGATGCGCTCGTACACCGAGTGGGTGCTGGACAACGGCAAGCCGAAGCGGGTCGGCATGCGGCCCGAGCAGCGTAAAGGCATCGAGTACGAGTTCGACATCGCCGTGGCAATGGACCTCGACAACCGGCTCGAAGTCCTCAAGTCCCGTTGCCCCGGCCTGAACCGCAAGGTTTTCGACAGGCCCAACGGCGCCGTCGACATCGCCGCCCCGCTCCTCGCCTGGCTGAACTCTGCACCCGAGAACGCCGTCGACGAGGAGGCCGGGCGATGACCACCCAGCTCCAGATCTCCGCCCCCACCCCGGGCACGGTGAACCCGGCCGCGGGCGAGAGGGCCAAGCGCAAGGGCATGGCGAAGGTCCGCCAGCTCGATCCCGAGTGGTCGGCCCGCTGCGACGAGAAGATCGCCGAGTTCGCCGCCCGCGGTGTCGTGTTCCAGGCCGCCGACCTCATCGAGGCCGGGCTGGACGAACCCCCGCACCCCAACTGCTGGGGCACCCGGTTCGCCGCCGCCGCCCGCGCCGGGATCGTCCGGCACGCCGGCTACGGCCAGTCGAAGCGGGCCACAGTCCACCGGTCCATCTGCCACCAGTGGGTCGGCACGGGGAGGCGGACGTGAGCATCTGGGCCCTGCTCGAAGCCTTCGAGTGGGCGGCCATCACCGGCGCCCTCTTCCTCACCGCGTGCGGCCTGTGGGTCACCTATCAGCTGGCCCGCCGCCTGCACCGGTGGCTCGCCGGCCTCCTGTACCGCACGTGGGCCCGGCTCCAGGGCAGCCCGCTCGTCGACGCCGAACCGATCGGCGAGGACATCCCCGACGGCTACCACGACCCCGAAGGACTCGCCGAGATGCGGCACCTCGCCCGGCTCGTCGAGCTCAACCCGCGGATCGACACCACGCCCGGCCTGCGCAACGACGCCTGGCTGGACCTCGAAGAGCTGTACCGACTGCCCGCGAAAACCCGGACGGAGGAGAACCAGTGAGCACCGCGACCAAGCCCCGAGTCCGCCAGCCCGGCCCCCTGCCCAAGCACGGAACAAGCGGCCGGTACAGGCGCGGCTGCACCTGCCCCCCCTGCACCACCGCGGAAACCCAGCGCGTCCGCAAGTGGAAGTACCTCCGCCAGACCGGCCGCAGCGGCTACGTGCCGTCCGGGCTGGCCATCGCCCGCATCTGGCGGCTGCGCGCCGCAGGGATGACCGACGTCGAGATCCGTGAAGCAGCGAAGCTCGGGCCCTCGCACATCTACCAGATCCTGCGCACCAAAGCGCCCCTGCTCCACACCACCGCCGCCCGCATCCTCGCCGTCCCCGCGCCTGCCCCCACTGATGAGCCCACCAGGAACGGGGCCAGCGTGCCCAGCCTCGGGACCATGCGCCGCCTGCAGGCCCTCACCGCTGAAGGTTGGCCGGCCAGCGAGCTCGACCGACGGACCGGAGCAGGCCGCGGCTACACCGCCTACCTCCTGCGCGGCAAAGGCGGGGACACGATGCGGCTGTCCACCGCCGCCAAGGTCACCGCTGTCTGCAGCCAGCTCGACGGCATCACACCCGAAGACCACGGGATCAACCGGCAGGCCGCCCGGCAGGCGAGGTCTCGGGCCAAGGCCAACGGATGGCCCGGCCTCGGCTACTGGGACCCGGACGACTTCGACAACCCCGACTTCGTCCCCGCCACCGCCGAGCCGCCCCGCTACCTGGTGCTCGCCGAGAACGGACTCGAACTCGAACGGCACGGCCACACCCGCGAGCAGGCCGCCGAGCGGCTCGGCGTCACCAAGGACAACCTCCAGCAGTCCATCAGCCGGTACCGCAAAGCGCAGCAGGAGGCGGCGTGATGGCCCACCGCGACTGGCGGCACGAAGCCGAGTGCCGGAAAACCAGCCTCCCCGACATGTTCTTCCCCGACGCCAGGCAAGCCGAGTACGCCAAGGCGTACTGCCGCGCCTGCCCCGTCGCCGAGCAGTGCCTGCGATATGCGCTCGACGAACGCCTCGACGAAGGCGTCTACGGCGGGCTCACCGAAGCCGAACGCCGCCGCATCCACCGCAGGAACACCCCCGGCAGCACGCCCGGAAGCAACCGCGGCAAGAAGAAGGAGGGGGCCGCATGAGCCGGGAACACGGAACCCGCGCCAGGTACGTCGTCGAGCGCTGCCGCTGCGAGCCATGCACAACCGCGAACAGGGCCGCCGAGAACGACCGCTACCGGCAGCAGGCATACGGGCGCTGGCAGCCCTACGTCGACGCCCGCCCCGCCCGCGACCACGTGCGGATGCTTATGGACTACGGCCTGGGCTGGAAGCGCATCGCCGAGATGGCCGGCGTCGGCCGAGGCACCGTCGAGAAGCTCCTCTACGGTGCCGCGCACCGGGGCATGGAACCGTCGAAGGGGGTACGCCCGGAGACCGCGAAGCGACTCCTCGCGGTCCGCCCGGAAGGTGAACGGCTCGGCGGAGCGGTGTGCGTCGACGCGACCGGAACCCGGCGCCGACTCCAGGCCCTGGTCGCCGCCGGCTGGCCGCAGGCCCAACTGGCAGACCGGCTCGGGATGGAGCCAGCCAACTTCGGCAGGACCCTGCGATCCGCCCGGGTGCAAACCGCCACCGAGCGCGCCGCACGGAAGCTGTACGACGACTTGTGGCGCACGGACCCGCGCGACCACGGAGTCATCAACCAGGCCTACAGCCGCGCCCGTTCCTACGCCATCGCCCACCGCTGGCCGCCCGTCGGGGAGTGGGACGACGACACCATCGACGACCCCGCGGCCTTCCCCGACTGGACCGGCCAGTGCGGAACCCCCGCCGGGTACAGGGCGCACTCCCGTCACCGCATCCCCCACTGCGATCCGTGTCGCCAGGCCGAGGCGGCGG